CACTTGGATAGAATAGAAAGCGCACAGACAAGACTCGGAGATACCTTTGATGCGTTGAGAAATGCGGATAACCGCAACTTAAAAAGTTTAATGAATAAAGTAGAATCAGTTGAGGAAAGATTAGAAAATTATACCGACCTTTTCCTTGAAGGCGCTGATGATTAATCTCAATAGATTCAATGTAAACAAAGCAGAGTCCTGCCCTACGGCAACTCAAGATATTTCAGTTAATCTTAAGAATCGCCAAGATGCTATTGAAAAAGCAGCATACGGACCTCTAAATCCGAAAGAGCCAAATACAGAGTTCTGGGCTGATAAGGCAGACCGATGGAGCGTTACTATCGCGGAAGCCAAGAAATCAAGATGTGGAAACTGTGTTTTATTTATCCAGACGCCTGAAATGCTGAACTGTATTAAGACTGGGCTGGCGGAAGGTAATCGGGAACAAGATGCTTGGGACAGTATTGAAGCAGGAGATTTAGGCTACTGCGAAGCATTTGACTTCAAGTGTGCCGCGAGTAGAACCTGTGATGCTTGGGTTACTGGTGGACCAGTTAAGTAATGGCTAAAGCAAGACCCTGCCCAAAATGTAGTAAATTCTTTAATCCTAAGTTCTTTGGTCAAAAATGGGGCGATACTATTATCTGCTCCGACTGCTGGCTTCGCCAAAAACTGAAAGACGATAAGCAAAACACGCCACCCCGTAATACATCTGCTACAGGAAACTAGAAGAACCACTCGCTAAAATAACACCTATCGTGTGTTATCATTTGAAGTTAGATAGTACTGCGATTTAGCAATATTATTGAAGAGGAGAACAGATGCCCAAAGCCCGAAAGATGGTTTCCTTGAACATAGAGGAAGCATCAGGCGTAGACCATCCTGCTCACCTTCACGAAGGTTGGTTAGTCATCAAGTCAGATAATCTGACAAGCATGGAAGACCTTCTTTCAGACCTGAACAAAGAAGAAAACAAACCAGATGAAAGTCTGTTCCAGAAAGGGACTGAGGAGGAACCCATGGCCCAAGACGAAAACACAGATGTCATTGACAAAGCGAAAATGATGCCTGAAGATGAAAAAGAAAAAGCAATGCATGAAGATGAGGACAAGAAGAAAATGTCCTACAACGACATGATGAAGAAAATCAAGGAACTTGAAGAAGAATTAGATAAGGCAAACAAGAAACTTGAGAAGATGAAAATTAAAGATGATGAAATGAAGAAAGAAGAGCAAGACATTACTTCACTCATCAAAGAAGCACCAGAGCCAATTCGCAAAGCATTAGAAGAGATGGAAAAGTCTGCTTCAGATGCTAAGAAGCGTGTGGCAGAAATTGAAGAAGTTCTCAAGGCAGAAAGAACTGCTCGCGCAGATGAAGAAGCCATTGAGAAAGCAAAGGCTTGGAGTTATCTAGGTCTTGAGGCAGATAAAGTTGGACCTGCTTTGCGCAAGTTGGCAGAAGTTGATTCTGATTTAGCAAAGTCCGTTCAGGAAGCATTGTCTTCTGTAAACGCACAAGCCGAGTCAGCAAACATCTTTGCCGAAATTGGCAAGTCAGCAAATCCAGCAACAGGCAACGCGTATGACCAACTAACTTCATTGGCTAAGTCAGCAACGGAGGGCAAGAAAGGCGTTACATTTGAACAGGCATTCTCTGAGGCTGTTCTTGCTAACCCAGACCTATACAAGCAATACCTCAGCGAGAAAGGTGCCTAAACCATGGCATATGAATTCAGTAATTACTCTGTAAAGGCCACCCTTGTAGCAGGAGGAGACCTTTCAGCACTTCAATACACATTCGTTAAATTAAACTCTTCAGGAGAAGCAGTAGCAGCAGCAGCCGCAACTGATATTCCTATCGGAGTTCTACAGAATGCTCCAACATCAGGACAAGAAGCAGAAGTGCTTATTGTTGGAGGCACAAAGATTGTTGCTGGAGCAGCAATAAGCGAAGGCGCACTTGTAGGAACTTCATCTACAGGTAAGGCAGTGGCTTTAGTCGCTGGAACAGATACAACAAAATATGTTGTTGGAACACTTCTAACAGAGTCAGGAGCCTCTGGCGACATCGTTACAGCAGTCGTCAATTGCGCAAATCCTGGCAGAGCAGCATAAGGAGCGAATAAACCATGCCACAACCATCGATTAATTCCGTCCATGTAGACGCGATTCTTACAAATATATCTGTAGCATATCTACAGAAGCAAGACAATTTCATCGCCGATAAGGTTTTCCCTATCGTTCCAGTTGATAAGAAGTCCGATAAGTTCTTCGTATACACAAAGAACGACTGGTTCCGTGATGAGGCTCAGCGTCGTGCTGATGCCACAGAGTCTGCTGGTAGCGGATATAACCTTTCAACAGGTACTTATTCCGCAGAAGTCTATGCCTTCCATAAGGATGTAGGCGACCAGACAGTTGCTAACGCAGATGCTCCACTTAACCCACTTCGTGAGGCAACAGAGTTCGTAACTCAGCGCCTTCTCCTTCGCCGTGAACTTCAGTTCGTTTCTGATTTCTTCACAACTGGCGTATGGGCCGACGATGTAACTGGCGTTGCTGGTTCTCCATCTTCAGGCGAGACAAAGCAGTGGTCAGATTACACATCA